CTCGTCAATTACGCGGCTGGCTTTTCCGTATCCGAAGGGATTTAAAATTTCAGATTCCTCCATCGTTTTATTTGCAAGTTATAAGCGAAAAAATGGGATTTGAGAAAAAACTTAAAATTTGTTGAAAAAAAAGTAAGATTTATTTTGGAATCTAATTTATTTCTTCGATATTTGAATCAACAAACAAGGACATAAAACCAAAAACACCATGAGCATTACATCAATTCAAATCAAAAACAAGGCTGCTGAACTAGGAATGAATGTAAAAACAATAATTCCAGGAGTTTATTCGGAGATTGAATACCTTGCTGTTACTCTTAAATTTGGAAAGACTGCTTTCTTTTTGATGGATAACAAAACTTTTAAATACACTTATTCTCACACTTACGATGCTGTCTTAGACAAGACAACAAAATCAAAACCAAAAGGCTTCTAATAAACAGCCCTTCGGGGCTTTCACTTAAACCCTAAAAAAATGAATTACGAACAAGAAAATTACTACGACCAAGAAATCGAGTTCGACTACGAAGGTCGCAGCTACCAGTGGCGAGGCGATTACACGACTACCAGCTGGGGAGAAGACGAAGGCGAATTTTCGCCAGCTTACGGCGAGTTTGAGGTTACGATTGAACATACCGAAACTCTTAATTATTACGACGAGGACAACGAGCGCATTGTGGAAGTTGACCAGACGGCTTCAATGTTGTCAGTTGTCGAAAATCAAATTGAACGAAACTTTTAACCAAAACACCTATGAAAGAATTAATTGCAATCCAAGCGGAGTTGAAAGCTCCAAAAAATCAGTACAACTCCTTTGGCAAATACAAGTACCGGTCTTGCGAGGACATACTAGAGGCTCTTAAGCCTTTGCTAGTTAAATACGAATGCACCTTAATTATAGAAGACGAAGTTAAAGAAGTTGGCGGCGTTCTTTTTATTGAATCAACCGTAAGCATACAAAAAGAAATGGAAGGCAGGGCGGTAACGGCACAGGCTGGCATAGACATCAATCGCAAAGGCATGGACATAGCACAGTCATTTGGTAGTTCCTCAAGTTACGCTCGAAAGTACGCGCTCTCGGGTCTTCTATTAATCGAAGATAGTCACCTAGACCCAGACGCAAGTAACGACCACCAGCCAAAAGCACCGGTTAAGGTAGCGCCAACCGAGGAACAATTTGCTTACATCGTCCGGTATCTAAACGGAACGGATGCCCAGCGTAAACAAGCTTTGGAGGCAATGAGCAAATACAGATTTAACAAAGACCAGCAGGACACTTTAGACGGATTGATATGAATTTATACGAAATAACAAGGGACGCGCTTGAATTGGCGTCCCTTCTTGAAACGGAGGAACTAACGCCAGAACTAGAGTCGGCGCTGGTAATTAACCAAGAGCAGTTGCAAGCCAAGGCTGGTAACTACGCCAAGGTTATCGCAAATATCCAGAGCGATGCTGACGCAATCGAAACGGAAATTAAGCGACTAAAGGCAATGAAGGAAAGCAAGGAGCGAGCCATTACGCGGCTCAAGGACGCGCTTAGGGATGCAATGCTTGTAAGTGCAATCGACAAAATAGAAAGTCCTTTATTCAAGCTTGCTTTGCGCCGTAGCGAAGCGGTGGAGGTGGATATGGTGGAGGCTTTGCCAAACGCTTACCAGAATGTTAAGAACGTCGTAACTGCGGACAAAGTAGCCATTAAAGAGGCTATTAAACGCGGAGAAAATGTTTATGGCGCCAGATTAGTTGAAAATTTTAACCTGCAAATCAAATGAAATATCTAGGAAAAGAAATAGCACGTCCGGGAGACCTCGCGCCAAAAGGCGTGCGGTCAACTTACCAAACAGAAAAATTACCTTTTAACGAAACTTTTGAGCGTTTATGGCAGCTGACAAATTCCAAAAAGTAAAGGCAATGATACAAGACTTGTATCTAGATGGCTACACCAAAAATTCAATCAGCAAGGTTCTGGGCATGAGCGTTAATCAAGTTTCTTATGTCCTTTACACCAAGCTTAAAATGCACGAGAAAAGTCCTCGCAAAATGTCCAGCACTAACCTTGTCGAGTCAATGCCTAAGCACCTAGTTGACCGGGTAATTACCTTGGCCAGCTGGGGATATAACAACAAGGAAATTGCGGAGGACACAAGGCTGCCATATAACCGCGTTCACGTTCTGGTTAAGGAAGCGACCAACAAGGATTTGATAAAAAAATTAGTTTAATCTTTTGTGTTTTTAATTTATTTCTTAGTTTTGATAAACATTTAACCAATTACCTATGGAAAATTTAAATAATTACGGCCCTAAGTACGGACCATTTACCAAAGAAGGCGCAAAGTATCTTTACTCCTTTTACTCTGCCGAGGCAGTGGTTGGCACAATTGACTGGCCTAGCGCAAAAAGATTTATGGACTTTTACAAAACTTACCTATGAAAAAAGCAATCAAGATTACCGGAAAAATCATTTACGCAATTATAGCTTTTCTGCCAATTTTCGCGATTGGCTATATGCTAGGACTTAAATTACTTTAAACAATCAATCTAAAACACCTATGGAAAATTTCACTTTAAACATTACCGACAGCGTTACGCGCTCAGTTTCTTTGCCGCAATACTTCTCAATAAGTGACGGCATATTTTACAAATTGCTAGACGCGCAGAATTATTTGTGTGTGACCTATTACGGCGACGATACACTAAGCTTTGGACTGTATTTATACCCAAGGATTGAAATGCACAGCACCGATTTATTAAAAAGCTTACGCATTGACCAAATTAACGAATTACCAGCCGACGAATTTTACACGGCTTATTTTAACGCTAAAAATTTAATCGAAAAACTTGCTGAAATATGAAACCAGATTCTCAAAACGCACTAATCAAAGGCTGGCTTTTAAACGGCTATTCAATTACACCGATGGAGGCGCTTAATATGTTTGGCTGCTTTAGGTTATCCGCAAGGATTGCTAACCTCCGAGAGGATGGGATGCCAGTGGTGACCGACATGGTTACTATAAACGACAAGCGAGTTGCACGTTATTATCTAAGCCGTTGAATTACAACTCAGATTTTAGATACGATTTAGAGTTTGGAGTCCTAGAGGGTGAAACTTGGTTTGAGCAGATAGTTTCCAATAAAAAATTTGAGGTTAAAACTGACCGGCAAAGCGCAAGAACTGGAAACATTTATATTGAATATGAAAGCCGAGGTAAACTCTCTGGGATTGCAACAACTCAAGCAGATTATTGGGTTTACAAAATTACCGACGTTAAGGCAATCGTAATTGCAACTGACGAATTAAAACGAGTTGTAAAGCAATTAGTATTTGAACAAAAAGCAAGAGCAAACGTCAGAGGCGGTGACAATAACACAAGCGTTGGCGTATTAGTTAAAATTAAAGACCTAGTTTAAAATGACAAAAGAGGAAATAATACAAGAGTTGCAATTTAGGGCGACCCAGAAATATCTAATTTATCTGGCTTTGCAGGAAATTATGCTAGACAATTACGAAGACGCAACGTTTTTAAAGGATTACGACCACGACCTAACTGTTAAGCATAAAAACATAATCAACTCCTTAAAACGCAACGCAACTAAGGCGTTTAGATTTCTGGAAGGCTACGACGAAGGCGAGGCAACAATTAAGCAATTCCACGACTTTGTAAAGCTTTTCGAACGCATACACGAGTCGATTGACTGGGGAGGTCCAGTATACACCGATTGCCTTACTGCGGTTGAACAAATAATAAATAACTATGCGAAAATTCACGGAAGCGGAAGCGGAGACAATGCTTGACCTTTGGCGTGACCGGTTGCCTGTAAAGTCAATCGCGCACGAAATGAAACGCTCATATAATTGCATTTTAATTCAACTAAAAAAGCGTTCACTAATTGGATAACTTTAAAATAGTTATATTTGAAAAACGAATTATTCTTGAGGTGAGAGGCAAGAATAATTCCATAGGTTCCTAAACCTAACCCCGGCAGTCTCTCACCTGTTGGGGTTTTTTATTTTATGAAAAAAGAAGCTTATTACTTTTCACACGATGCCAACGCTAAGGACGACCCTAAGATTTTAAAGCTTAGGATGGAAATGGGTTGGGAAGGCTACGGACTTTTCTGGGCGTTAATTGAACTGCTAAGAAACGAAAGCGACTTTGTTATGCGAACGCATTGCAAAAGCATTGCCTTCGCATTGCAAACGCATGAGGACACAATTAAAAAAGTAATTGAGGACTTTGATTTATTTATAATTGAAGACGGTTATTTCTGGAGCGAAAGCCTTTTAAAACGTATGGAATTAAAGGAGGAACGCTCAGAAAAGGCTAGAGAATCGGCCAAAAAACGCTGGAATAAGGATATTGATGCGAACGCAATGCGAACGCATAGCGAACGCAATGCGAATGCAATGCAATTAAAGGAAAGTAAAGTAAAGGAAATTAAAGAAAATGAAATAAAAGAAAGTAAAGTAAATGAGGATTCACACAATGCGATTTTTCGCGAATTATGGAAAAATAAGATTTGGCTGGAAGGATTAGCAATAAATTGGAAAGCGGATATTAAAGAAGTTCAAGACCATTTAAATACCTTTAGGCAAGAATGTATCTTAAAAGGTAAATACAAGGAAAACGAAACTCTCGCTAAAGAGCATTTTTTTAATTGGGTAAAAAGAGGCAACCCAATTCCTAAAAAGGAAAGCGCCAAAGAAAATGTTTTTAGCCAACTTTACCGGGAGGAACTAGAAAAAGAAAAATTAAACGACCTATGAGAAAAACAATTTTAAAGCACCTGCAAAAAATGGAGTTTGTCTGCGGACTAAAGCAATTTAAAGAGTACAAAAAAGAGGACGCAAATGAATTAATTGAATGCCTCCACGACCTATTTAAAAAGTTTGGTTGGATGACCGAGGAACGTGTGGACTATATTTTACAGGCCGGTATGCGCGGCCAGTACGGAGATTTTTACCACGTAAACGAAAAGACGGTAAACGGCTGGATTAACCAGTATTATATGCACCACCAGAGCCAAATTGTAATGGAAGTGCAAAACGCCAGCAACAAGGAAAAAGAGCCAAGCGCCGAGGAAATAGCATACTGGATTGAAATAGGTAAAAACATATTTAGAGAAAATTACCAGCATGCCAAGGACACCGGATTTTGCCGAGACATTGCAGACTGGGGAATTAACTGGTTTAACAAATTTCAAGAAAAAGGAATTTTAAAACCTTGGGCATACAACGTGGAGGAAATTGAGCAGGAGGTCCGGAAGGAGTTGCGATTAACTAAGCACTGGGTTGAAGAATCAACCGTAGGCGCCAAATCAAAAAATAGAATTTGGAAACTATTTATATTAGAATCAATTAGAGAAAATAGAGAGTTAGATAAATTAATTTAAACAAATAAACAATGGAAGCAATTTACGCAGGGACTGCAAAGGTAGTTCCAACCAAATTTGGAGAAATGACAAAGGTAAGTTTTAACAGGACAGACCTAGAAAAGTTAACCAAGTACCTAAACGAAAACGACAGCGAATGGGTCAACCTAGTTATTAAGGAGAAAAAAGAAAAGCAGCCGGGCAAGCCAACGCATTACTTGCAAGTAGACGACTGGAAGCCTACGGCGGTTAAAGAAAAAAACGAGTTTGCACCAGTAGTTGCTAAAAAAGAAATAATCGAAAAATATGAAAAAGATACTTTACCATTTTAAGCCAAACAAACAGGATTTGTTTAGCATTGTCAACACGGTGCTAGGCATTTTCTTGTTGAGATATTTTCAGATGCCAGTGGACTTTCTATTTCTTGTTCTAGTTGCTTTGTTTACGATAGCAATGGACCAAGTTTACAAGGCTTGTGAATGATTAGTTTTAAGCTAAACGAAAAGCCGTTAAGCATAAACGAAGCTTGGCAAGGCAAACGCTTTAAAACGCCAGCCTACAAGCGCTACGAGGATGCAATGCTTTTATTAATGCCAAAGGCTAAGGTTGACCCAGAGCAAATGCTTCGAGTTGAGTTTTTTTTTGGCTTTAGCAACAAGGCTAGCGACCTAGACAATCCGGTTAAGTTGCTTATGGATATTGCACAGAAAAAATACGGCTTTAACGATAAAATGGTTTTTGAGTTAAACGTACGCAAGTGCATCGTCAAGAAAGGAGAGGAATTTATACAAATGGGCATTTACCAGCTTTTACCGTTTTAATTATGAAAGCAGACAAAACAAGGTCTTTTAATTTGGATTGCATTGAATTTATGCAATCGGTACCAGATAAATTTTACAATTTGGCGATTGTGGACCCTCCCTATGGAATAGATAGGAATAACATGAACATGGGAAATTCTGTATTTAAAAAAGATGATAAAAATTGGGATATTGATGTGCCAAAACAAAAGTATTTTGATGAACTTTTTAGAGTTTCAAAAAATCAAATAATTTGGGGCGGTAATTATTTTAATTTGCCTTGCAGTCAATACTTCGCTATTTGGGACAAAGGGGAGACAATGTATGGAAGGGATTTTGCCGAGGCTGAGTACGCTTGGATAAAAAGTGGAGGTACAAGAATTTTTAAAAAATCACCAATGCAGCCAGAAAGAATACATCCAACACAAAAGCCAGTTAATCTTTACGAGTGGCTTTTAATGAATTACGCAAAAGAAGGGGATAAGATACTTGACACGCATGGAGGTAGCCAATCCAGTCGAATTGCTTGTTTTAACCTTGGCTTTGAATTGGACATAATTGAATTGGATAAGGATTACTTTGACGCTGGCAACAAACGATTTGAGCAGCACAAAAAGCAACTGACTTTATTTTAACAAATTATCTGTTTTTAATTGGATAATTATTTAAAGTTTATATTTGCACAAACGATAAAGAAATGAGCCTAATTGAAGGACGATTAATAAGACAAGCAAGAAAGCGCAGCGGATTTACTCAGCTGGAACTTTGCAAGAAACTTGGAATAAGTCACGCGCCAATAAATCAAGTGGAAAATGGCTGGGAGTCAATTAGCCTTTTTAACTTGCGACTCATTTGTGAGGAAATAGGATTGGAGGTTATTATTAAAGAAAAGCATGGCTAAAGGGTTGCCGAAAAGCAAAACAGATTATTCGCTGGAAATAAGATACCGATTAAGAGACGGCCAGTGGTCTGCTTGGAGTAACAAAGGCAAAGGCACATTTGAAAGCATAGAAATAGTCCAGCGCCAGATTAGATTACTAGCTTCGTCTTATCAAGGCAGGGAAAAAGAAGTTAAATTTGAGTGGAACGGATGGCTTTGCGACTTTAGCGGACATCCTACCGGGGAAGTTATTTCATTAAAATAGTTTTATTGGGTTTGTTATTTTGTTAAAGCCTTGCTCAATCGGGCAAGGTTTTTTTCTACTTTTGAAATATGCAGATAAATAATTTAGGATTCTGGGAAACTACCGACGGCACCGGACACGTCCACGACCGCAGTTTAGCCAATGCGATTACCCAATACCTTTTGGACAACCAGATTAAAACAGTTGTCGATTTTGGTTGTGGTATGGGTGACTATGCTAAGGCGTTTAAGGCGGTAAATCTTGACGTGGAGGCGTTCGATGGGAATCCGAATACGGAAGTACTAACCGGTGGCATTGGACGCGTCCTAGACCTATCAAAACCGTTCTATTTGCAAAAGAAGTTTGACGCAGTAATGTCGCTGGAAGTTGGCGAGCATATACCAGCAGAATTTGAGGACGTGTTTATTAGCAACATTACCAAGCACGCAAAAAAAACGCTAATTATTTCTTGGGCAGTAGAAGGCCAAGGAGGGGACGGACACGTTAACTGCAAAAATAATGACTACATTATTGGGCAGATTGAGGAACGTGGATTTAAGTACAAAAAGAAAGCAAGCGAGGAACTAAGGAAGGCGGCAACAAATGCGTCTTGGTTTAGCAATACTTTGATGGTTTTTGATAAGGTCTAAGGGTGGCTAGACTTTTTTTTATCTTTACATGAATAAACAAATTTTTGCAAGATGGCAAACGGACACGGAGGAGCAAGACAAGGTGGCGGTCGCAGACCAAAGGCAGACGAAATTAAAATAATTGAGCAAATGGACGCGATTGCCGTCCCAGAGGAGGCATGGCAAGCGCTTTGGAGCCGTTGTAAAGACGGCGATATTCAAGCAATTAAGACTTGGCTAAATTATCGCTTTGGTATGCCTAAGCAGCAGATTGACGTGACAACACAAGGCGACAAAGTAACGCCGCCAATCGAGTGGCTCAAAGGCAAATAATGGATTCAATAAAACTTCTTGACAAATACCAGCCTTTATTTTACGAGCAGCCAGAAAGTCGGTATTACCTAATTACTGGCGGACGTGGTTCTGGCAAGTCTTGGACCTTGTCAATGTTTCTTTTAAACTTGACTTACGAGGAGGGCCACGTAATTCTTTTTACGCGCTGGACTTTGACCTCTGCGTTTATTTCGATTATTCCAGAATTCATTGATAAGATTGAGTTAATGAATAAGGAAGGCGACTTTGAAATAACGCAAAGCGAAATAATTAATAAGGTCACAGGCTCAAAGATTTTATTCCGAGGAATTAAGACCAGCCAAGGGACGGCAACGGCTAACCTAAAGTCGATTGCTGGCGTAACTACATGGCTACTAGACGAAGCCGAGGAATTAGTTGACGAGGATATTTTTGACCGAATCGACTTATCTGTTAGGGCAGTAGACAAAGCCAACCGGGTGCTGCTAGTTATGAATCCTGCAACTAAAGAGCATTGGGTTTATAAGCGTTTTTTTGAGGATTACGCCGTTAATTCTGGATTTACAGGAGTTAAAAACGATTGCACCTACATACATACCACCTACCTAGACAATATAAACAACCTAAATTCGACAATTATAAACCGATTTGAGGCAATGCGGGAGCGCAATCCAGCCAAATACAACCATATTGTTTTGGGTAACTGGATGGACAAAGCCGAGGGAGTTATCTTTGAAAATTGGAAAATTGGCACTTTTGACAATTCACTGCCATTTGGTTTTGGTATGGACTTTGGTTTTAGCATAGACCCAACTGTTTTAATTAAGGTTGCGGTTGACGAAAATAATGGTTTTATATATTGTGAGGAATGTTTTTCAGAAATTGGCTTAACGACAACGGATATTGCCAAGCGTATTGGAAAATACTGCCAGCCTAATGAAATGATTGTAGCGGATAGCGCCGAGCCTCGTCTAATTAACGAGGTTTACAATATGGGATTTAATATAATCCCTTGCACTAAAGGCCCAGACTCGGTACGTTACGGAATTAAAAAAATGCAGGACTATCAAATTATTGTGACGCCAGAAAGCAAGACAATAATCAAGGAATTAAACAATTACGTTTGGAATGATAAGCGAAGCGACACACCGATTGACGATTACAACCATACAATCGACGCAATCCGGTATGCCTTTGACAAGCTATCAATTACTAAGTTTTGGCACGTTTAGGTTATCCAATGATTTTTTTATATTAATATCCTATTTTTACAAAAAAAGACGCACGGAATGAATTACATCGACCGCATCAAATCCTTGGTAGGACTTAATAAAAAAGACGCCACATATTTAAACGCCGTTTTTCCTTACTTGGGAAACAATGTTATCTGGACCGCACCGACAACGCAAAATTTTATTGAGAAAGGTCTTTACCTTAATTCTGACCTTTATTCAATAATTAACCTAATTATCAATAAGCTTGCAGCGGCTCCGCTTATTACCTACGAAATCAAAGACCAGAAGGCGTTTAAATACTACAAATCAATGAGCGGAACGATGCCTAACTCTGGCGCCAAATGGTCCGCTGAAAAGCTACGCACCAAGGCAATGGAGGAGGTAACTATTCCAGAATTTGAAAAGCTTTTAAAGAAACCAAACGAGTTCCAGACTTGGGACCTGTGGTTAAAAGAAATTGCTGCTTTTAGATTAATTACTGGAAATGCTTACATGTACGGCGCAAGACGTGGCGAGCAACCAAACGCGCCAATCATTGCGCTTTATTCTTTGCCTTCGCAATACATGGAAATTATTTCTGGCGGTCTAAACCAACCGATTAAAGAATACCGGTTAACTTACAACGGCTACGACAGAATCGATGCTGCCAATGTTGGCCACCTAAAAAATATAAATCTAAGCTACCAAGCTGGAACGGCTAACCACCTTTACGGTGCTTCACCTTTGCGTTCTGCCGTTCGTGACCTTACCACCTCAAACGATGGCAAGCAGGCGCTTTTGTCAATGCTGCAAAATATGGGTGCTAGAGGAATCCTAACTGGAGACGGAACGGTTAACATTACACGCGAGCAAGCGCAAGGACTAAAAGAGGATTACGCACACAATTACCAAGGCGCAAACAGGGCAGGCGACGTAATTATTACGCCAGCTAAACTAAGCTGGGTACAAATGGGAATGAACGCGGTCGATATGTCTATAATTGACACGCAGAAAGTTATTTTGCGTTCACTATGCCGCGTTTACGGCGTTGATGCTAAGTTACTAGGTGACACCGAGGCAAGCACGTTTAACAACACGGAAACCGCTTACAAGGCGCTAATTAATAACGTGGTGCGTCCTTTGCACGTAGAAATCCGCGATGTTCTAAACAACTGGCTTTTGCCAAGCTACGGCAAAAACAATTACTTTGTAGATTTCGATTACATGGCTTATCCGGAAATGCAGGACGACATGGACAAGCTAGTAGACCAGTTGGCGAAAGCTTATTGGTTAACGCCAAACGAGAAACGTGCGGCAATGAGTTACGGCGAATATGAGAACGACCTAATGAACAAGCCATTTATTCCGCAGGGATTGATGACCTTGGACGAATTTGGTGCGCAACCAGTTGACAATGTAGACAACATGGGAGATTATGCCGAAACCAACGCCTAAAGAGTTAGCGCTTGCCAATCAACTGGACGCGTTGCAAAGACGTTACGAGCGTAGATACGAGAAGCAAATTTACACGGCTTTAAAAAAGCAGTTGCAGCCTTATTTGGACGCAATAAAACAGGCTCCGGGTAATATCAATCAATTTGATTTGATAAGTCCAGCGCCTTTGGCTGACGTATTGGAAAACCTTTACGTTACTGCTGGCGTTGCGTATGCCGACGCAATGTATTCCGCAATACAACCGCCGAGCAAAGCAACCAAGGAGCAACTCCGCGCTGGCTGGCGTGACTTTATGCGTCGCTTTGCAGTTACAAATTTAACTGGCCTACTGCTGGACATAAACCGGACCTCGGTAGCTATTATTGAGCGAATCGTGACGGCTGGATTGCAAGAAGGATTAGGCATTTTAGAAATAGCTAGAAGCATTGAGGAACGCGTGACAAAAATTTTTACTGACCGCTCCAAATTGATTGCTAGGACTGAAATGGTTAAAGCAACCAACACAGCTGCAATGCAATCCGCTTCCACCTCGGATTTTATGTACGAAAAGAAATGGGTACCAGCGACAGATAACAGAACGCGTGAGGACCATATTGTAATGCTTAATAAACCCTATATTCCTTTTGACCAGCCGTTTATTGTCGGAGGTTACGAAATGGACAGACCCGGAGATAGTACAAATGCGCCAGCATCTCAAATTTGCAACTGCCGATGCAAGGTAGTTTTTAGATTAATGCGAGACGTTGACGGCTTACCAATTAGAAAATGATTGCAAAGGTTATTAACCTTAATTCACGCCAAGACAAGTGGAGGACAACTCAACTAGAATTGGAGCCACATTTTCAAGTTGAGCGCGTGCCAGCTATTCGTGACGACTGGGGTTGGCTTGGACTAGCCAAAACATTTAAGCAGATATTTGAGCAGGCAGAAGGCGACATTTTAATTTTTGAAGACGACGCAACTTACCGAGGCTGGGCGACCAACTTAGAAAATGCAATAAAGGATTTACCGGAAGGCTGGGAAATGTTAATGCTTGGCGCCAACATTAAGGACCAAAGGATTGACCGGATAAATAAAAACCTTGCCAGAACTTACGGCGCTTGGACTACGCACGCCATTTACTATTCTCATAAGCTTTGCAAAGAAATTGCCAGTATTGATTTTGACGTGCCAATCGACGAGTATTTTAGAACAGTTGTCCATCCTCGCGGGCATAGCTACATTATTTATCCGTTCCTAAGTTACCAGCGGCCAAGTGAGTCAGACATTGAAGGAAGTTTTAAAGATTATACACGTATATTTGAGGAATCGGAGGCACGTGTAGGAAATTTTGTAAATCAATAATTTATTGGTTTGCATTTTTTTTTATCCCTTTTATTTTTACAAAAAAAGAAGCAATGATTTATAAGAGCATAAACGAGGGAATAATTGAGGACGTCGATAGCGTTAAAGGTATCGTCACCGGATATTTTTCCGCATTTAACAACATTGATTCAGACGGAGACGTTATTGTTTCTGGCGCATATAAAAAGACAGTTGGCGAAAACGGACCAATGGGACGCAATCGCATTATGCACCTACTCCAGCACAATCCTTTGATGCCATTGGCCAAGCCGATGGAATTAATTGAAGACGGAAAAGGATTGCGTTTTGTTTCTAAGATTACCGAAACCAGCTACGGCAAAGACGTAATTAAACTTTATGCCGAGGGCGTATTTAACGAGCATAGCGTTGGCTTTGAAATTGTAAAAAGCGACAACAAAGCTGGGTACCGAGAAATTAGAGAAATTAAACTTTGGGAAGGCTCAACTGTTACATGGGGAGCCAATCCTAATACACCGATTGAATCAATGAAAAGCTGGGATAAGCCTAAGAGCGAGGAAATGATTGCAAAGTTCTGCAACATTTTACGCAATGGTGACGTAAGCGACGAATCAATGATTCAAATTGAAATCGGATTAAAGCAAATTCAAGAGCATTTAAAGGCATTGGAAATAAAGTCAGTAGAAATCGTGGAATCCGTGGAGACACAATTCAAAAGCGACGAAGACCCGACGTTAACAATGGCTTTGGAGTTCGAATATATACCTAAACTTAAAAAATTTATTTAAAACACAATGGAAGCAATTAAATCACAATTAGATTCAGTATTGGCTAAATTGGAAGGCAACGAAGCACTTATTGCCGACGTAAAGTCAATGAAAGAAGCTGGCGAGGAATTCAGAAAGAACCTTTCTCAAGAAACCGCAAAGCTAAACGAAAAAGCTAACGCACTTCAGGCTCAGCTTGATGGCGTAGACGCTAGAACTCAAGCTGGTTTCGCAGCTGCTCAAAAAGGATATTCTTTTTCTAGCGAACTAGAGAAGGCATTGACTTCTGACGCATTTGGAAACTACAAGAGCGGAAACGCTAACAAAGTAAAGTTGGACCTTGAATTGAAAGGTGCTGACATGACAGTAGGTAACGCTTATTCTGGTGAAGTTATCCCAGCTGACCGCGTTCCAGATTTGAAGTTTGTACCTAACAGAAAGGTTAATGTTCGTCAGTTGTTGCCAGTTGGCCAGACTTCTAGCAACCTTATCCGTTTTGTACGTGAATCAGCTTATGATAACGCTGCGGTACCAACTGCACAAGGTTCTCCTAAGCCTCAGTCTGACTTCGATTTGGCTGCTATCGACCGTTCCGTTAGAACAATCCCAACTTTCATGAGATTGACAAAGGAAATGTTGGATGATACTCCGGGCCTTATCGCTTACTTGTCTAGCCGCGCTCCTTCTAAGCTTTTGAACGTAGAAGATACCCAAATCCTTTATGGTTCTGGTATCGGTCAAAACTTGCATGGCTTTGCAACTGACGGTTCTGCTTATGTTAACGTTTCTTTTGGTTCTACAATCAACAGATTTGACGTATTGGCTGCTGCGGTAGTTCAAACTACTAAGAACGAGTACGCTCCTAACGCAATCATGATTAACCCAACCGATTACTTGAGACTTGTTTCTACAAAAGAAACCGAAGGCGCTTACGTGTTGCCTTCTTATGTTTCAATGGCTGGTGGACAAATGTTTATCATGGGCGTTCCAGTTTACGCAATCAACGGAGTTGTTGCTGGTGACTTCTTTGTTGGTGACTTGGCGCTTGGTTCTCAGTTGTTCGTTCGTCAGGGAATCACGCTTGAGTTCTTTGAGCAGGATGCTGACAACGTAACTAAGAACTTCGTAACTGTACGAGTTGAGGAAAGAATTGCTTTGGCAGTTTACACTTCTCAGTCCATCGTTTACGGAAGCTTTGCCGCGGCTCTTGCCTCTGGCTCTGGTAACTAATTTTCATAGGTTAGTTTAGTTGAAATTCCCGCACCAATGTGGTGCGGGTTTTTTTATTTATTTAAAAATCAATAGGTTTACCAAAACCAAAGCAAAAAATTTATGAATGTAGTTTTTTTTGTACACGCGTGGGCAGGAACGCACAACTCCGGGGCAGAGTGGACCGTCCAGCATTACGCTAAATTTTTGCATCAAAAAGGATGCAGCATTGAAGTTATTTTACCTGAAAATCAAATTTACCCAGACGGCGAAAAGTTTTCTTTTATTAAATTTTCTACTGGATATTATTCAAACGAGTTTTTTTTAGCCTTGCAAAATGCTGACGTAATTTTTACGCACCTAGACAGCACCGGCGTAGCAATTAATTGGGCAAGGCATTTTAAAAAACAATTAATTTTCCTTAGCCATAATGACCACGATTATAGAAACGTAAGATTTAAAGCGAATAATATCCACGTGGTTTACAACAATAAAGCAAACGAAAAAAACGTAGGTAATGGACCTTATCCAAACGCCTCGGTTGTTTGCAAGCCACCAATCTTTGCTGAGGACGTAAAATACAATCGCAAGCATGGCCAGAACGTGACGCTTATCAACTGCAACGAAAACAAAGGCGGTAAAATCCTTATTGAACTTGCAAAGCGGTTGCCTAAAATCAAATTCCTTGGAGTTCTTGGAAGCTACGGCGAGCAAATCATTGACGACACGCTAAAAAATTTAAAGTACGTGCCACAAACGCCAGACGTGCATTTGGTTTACGGAAAGTCTAATATCGTTTTGATGCCAAGCGATTATGAAAGCTATGGACGCGTAGCCTTGGAGGCAGCCATTAACCGATTACCTGTAATTTGCACGCCTACTGACGGCTTAAAAGAATGTCTTGGCGCTGCTGGTCTTTACTTTGACCGGAACGACATTGAAGGCATGGCAAAGAAAATTGAGGAGTTAATGACTGACGAAATTCTTTACGATTTCCACCAGAATATAATGCGCAACCTTGCAGACGAACGGCTAAAATACCAAGACCAAGAATTAGAAGCATTTTATACCTTTATCGTTGACAAAGCAAAAAGACAATATAATGAGTGATTTACTATTTACACCTAGCAACGGGTCATTTACTGGTTATTCAGTTGACCCCGTAGTAATTGCGCCAGTTGTTGAACCAATTACATTGGCGGAGGCAAAAGAATACGCAAAAATTGACGGAAGCGCAGAGGACGTGCTAATTACTAGCCTTATAAAAATGGCTCGTTTACATTGCGAATCTTTTACTGGTAAATGTTTAGTGCCTAAAACGGTAACCGTAACCTCATTTACTTATCCGTATCAATTCCAAATGCCTTATGGGCCATTATTGGCGGAAAATAATATAACTAAATGCGTAACTATTGACCAAAATGACGTCGAAACAGCCTTAAATTTTGAAGTTAACACTGGTTTATATCCTAAATTATTTATCCTTGGAGGCGCTCAAAGCTTTAAATTTAAGCTAGTATACACGGCTGGATTTACAACGGTACCAGAGGACATAAAATTGGCAATTAAAATGATGGTTAACACGCTTTACGAGCGTCGTGAGGACGTAATTATTGGTACAATCGTGGCAGATTTTCCTTTAGGCGTTAAAGCCTTGTTGATGCCGTACAAAACTTACAACTGGTTTGGCGCATGAGAACAAACAATGAACTCAAAGCTGGCGATTTACGAGAGCGAATTTCGTTTTATTCACCAAACTTACTTGCAGATGGGTTTGGTGGGTATTATTCTAGCAATTCCGTTTTTTATACTTGCTGGGCAAAAGTTACCAACCAATCTGGACGTCGTCAAAATAGCGAGGACCAAATGGTTATCAAAAATCAATGGGAAATAATTATTCGCGACAATCCGCTGGTTACAATTACCAAGTCGATGCACATTATTTACGCAGGCCAAACGCTTATAATTGATTCAATTATTAACGCGCTGGAATACGACCGAATGATTAGAATTATTGCTAAAGAAAGGGAATAAATGATAAGCATTGAATTTAATAAGAAAAGCCTAAGTTCATTTTACAAGTATTTAAAAGACTTGGAGGGTGAGGTTGCTAACTTTGTCCGGGCAGAAATAGAGGATTCAATGCTTGCGATTGAAAGCGACGCGGCAAGAGACGTTCGTGTTGACTTTGGTAACTTAAAAAATAGCATACAATCAACGCCAATAAAGCAAAGCAAAAACGAAATAACTGGAGGCGTTGAGGTAGGTGCTACCTACGCGCCTTACATTGAGTTCGGTACCGGTGGAGGTGTTGACGTACCAACCGAATTAGAAAAGTTTGCAATCCAATTTAAAGGCAAGACTGGACGCGTTAGAAACTTTAATGCTGACCCTTTCTTTTATCCTGCTGTTTTTAAGCAAAGACAAGAGTTACCTAAAAGGATTGAAAAGACCTTAAAAACTTTAATGAATAAAAACCAATGAGAAATATCAAAAAGTTTATCCGTAAGGCTTATTGGACGGCCCTAAATAATACAATTACCTATAAAGGTAGTCCGGTACCTTGTTACGATACTTTTGCTCCAGATAACGCCGTTTTTCCATACATTTTAATTGGGAATCAAACGCAGGCGGACGACAAAGACAATCAGGAATATAATTACGTCACCACAATCGTTTTAGACGTGGTTACAGCCGCTATCGCTCCTTATGGTAGGTTAGATGCGGATAACATTGCCGATTCAATCCTGCAGCTTGTATGCCTTTATCCGGAGAACTATTTAGCGCTAGAGGTTGGCAAAATTGTAACGGCCAAACTTATCCAGCAGACTAGCCTTTCAAGCATTACCGACACCAACGTAGTGCATCGGGAAATTTTAACGATTGAGAACTGGATAGATGGCTAAGGTTAACGGCTCCACGCTTTTCGTTTTAGTTGGCGAGCAAATGATTGCCAAGGCTAAAGCTTACGAGTTGTCGATTGAAATGGAGCAGCTGGATTCCGTATCAAATGCCAACGGATTCTTTGCCGACCACATTAGTAAAATAGGTTCTTGGTCTTTATCATCGGATGCGCTTACGATTTACGACGGTTATTCCTATGGGGACCTTTTCGAGGTTTTTAAAAACAGGCAACGCGTCTGGTTATCCATTGGCTCGGAAACAGATTACAACTTACTTGGTCTGGCAATGGTCGAATCTTTAAGCCAATCCGGAGAAATGGAAAGCGTAGCAAGCTTTTCCGTAAGCTTTACAGGAATTGGTCAACTTTACGCAAACGATTTACCTGCCGAGCGCTTTATTGTTGACGAATTATTTGAAAAAATAATTGACCAAGACGGCAATTTCTTAGTTTATACCTGATGGCAGATATTACCAAATGCAGACCGCAGAGGTGCAAATTAAAAAGCCTTTGTTTGCGATACACAATACCGGCAGGCGATTGGCAAAGTTATTTTAGCAAAGAGCCAAGCGCGCCTTGCGGCACAAAATGCGAAATGTTTAAACCAAAAGATTGATTTATAAGTTTGCATTTATTTAACAACCTTTTATTTTTAAAAAAAAATAGAATTAAACGCTCAAAAATATGGCTACTACTGGCAAATTTAACGGCACGCTCCTAAACGTTTACCTTGATAACGTAATGATTGGATGCGCGACCTCCTCTGAACTATCTGTAAACGTTGACCTTGCAGACGCAACTTGCAAAGACGACGGCGGCTGGGCTGACCACATCGCAGGACTTCGCGACTGGTCTGTTTCAACTGACGGACTTGTTGCATTTGACGACGTTAACAATGTTGGCGACCTTTACACGCTTTTGAGCGGTCGTTCTGTCGTTGCTTTGAAATTCACTACCAACATTACTGGAGACCTAGTATTCTACGGTAACGCAAGCGTTGCATCAATCAGCGTAAGTGCTGAAATGGAAGCAGCTGTGACTTACTCCGTAGAATTTACTGGAAAAGGTCCTCTACTAAAAGCAACCGTTGTTCCAGCAAGTACTTAAAAATTGCTAACTTGCCTGCATGAATTATACAGGGAGAACAACAATTCAAATAAATGGCGGCACCTATCCTCTTAAATTTGGGATGGGTGCCTTAATCCATTTTAGCGAAAAGCTAGGTTACGACGTTCAAGCGACGATTGAGGAACTTACAACGCCGGGCGTTGGTCAAATTAAATCCATTGCAAAGTTTATTTATTGCGCGCTTTACGTGGAGGCGATTTACAAAGACAAGGAGTTTGCTTTAACCTACGAGGATATTATTGACTGGGTTGACTTTAGCAATCCGGAGGAACTTGGGAAAGTAATGCAGACAATCATGTTTGGCTTGTCTACAATTACACAAGTAGAATATCCAGCACAAGAAGGCGCAAAAAAAAAGTAACTTTTAATGACATTTGGCACTATGCCATTGGGGAGTTGGGTCTTGCACCTGACTCCTTTTATTTTATGTCCTTTGCCGAGTACCAGTCGATTGCCTACGGCCACCAGATTCGGGAAAGCAAGCAGGAGAATTTGTTTAGGTCTTTATGGGTGCAGCTTAATAACGTCAACGTAACTAGAAAAAGCGACCTTATCCGGAAGCCAGAAAAGTACTGGAAAATTCCGCTTTTGGATGCCAAGCCAGTTAAGATTCCGACCGAAGCCGAGAAGGCAAAGGCATACGAAATTGGACTACAATGGCAAAACCTTAAATTTGAAGAAGAAGCCAATTTTGACACGATAACAAAGACGATAAAATGAGCGCAAAATTAAACGTTGACATAGTTGCCCAGTTAAAGGATTTTAACAAGGCTATGAGCGACCTCAAAACAGAGGTTTCAGATATGGGTAAAACCATAAACAAAAGCAACGAAAGCAATATAAAATCTACTAATAAATTAAGTTCCGCATTTACGTCTATTGGCAAAACTTTGGCTGGCGTTTTTGCAGCCGATATGCTAATAGGTTTTGGAAAAGCCGTTGTAAATACAACTGCCGAGTTTCAAAAAATGGAGGCGGTTTTAACTAATACTTTAGGTAGTAATTCACTTGCGCAGCAATCAATGGCCCAGATTGTTGCATTTGCATCAAAAACTCCATTTCAGGTAAACGAATTAACAGATTCATTTGTAAAATTAGCCAATAGAGGTTTTAAGCCTACAATGGCAGAAATGACTGCGTTAGGTGACTTGGCATCGTCTACTGGTAAATCATTTGACCAGCTTACCGAGGCTGCATTGGATGCAATGACTGGTGAATTTGAGCGTTTAAAAGAGTTTGGAGTACGTGCAAAAAGCGAGGGTGACAAGGTACAATTTACTTTTAAAGGAGTTACGACAGAAGTTCAAAAAACAGATGGCGCAATAAAGGATTATCTATTAAGCCTCGGCAAAGCGGAAGGAGTTTCTGGTGCAATGGCAGCTATTTCTGAAACTGTTGGCGGTAAAATTTCAAATCTTGGGGATAACGTTGACCAGTTAAAATTGGCGATTGGAAACCAAACGTCTGGCGTATTTGCTGCGTCAATAGATTGGCTAAGTGAATTTGCAAAGCATGCTACTTTAGCTTTAAAAGGCATTACAGAAATTAAAAAAGAAGTTGGGGATATTACTTTTGCTAGTAACCTTGACCAAACTTTACAAGAAGTTGATTTTTTAGTAAAAAGGTACAAATCAATTTATCCAGAGTTAAGCAATACCGCTATAATTGATAAAGCTATTAATTCAGTTACTGAATCTTATCGTGCCTTATCAAAAACTTCATTGCAAAATGGTGGAATAACAGTTGGTCAACTCTGGGAAATTATTGGACAATTAGATGCTTATGGTTTAAAATTAAAGGAAACTGCGGCGATTAGTAGTATAAAATCTAAGGAAGAAATTGAAGAATTAAAAAAACTAGCCGAGGAACAGAAAAAAGCACATGAAGAAAGATTAAAGCAACTAAGAAAAGAGTCCGATGAATTTCAAAAACACGTTCGCGACACATATAAATTAGTTGTCAGAGACCCATTTGGTGGGCCAGCAGCAGATTTAAATAGGAATGCAGACCCTGAGCGCCAGCAAATGATGGAAAACGCTGGAAAAAGAATTTTAGCTTTAAATAAACAAATTGGCGCCTCCATGCAAGGGATAATTATTCCTGAGGATGCAATTATTAGAATGAATGCAGCAGCTGAAGCGCAAAAGAAAATGGCAGATGATACCGCTTTGGTTGCTAAATACATGGGAGCCGCTTTATTTGTTGGCGATATGTTTGCGCAATCACTTAGCCAAATAGGTGAAGGAGGCAAAGCTATATTTCAAGGAATAATGGACTCTTTAAAAGCTTTAATTATCAGATTTGTTGCGGCTATTGCAGCAGCTTTGACTTTAAACATTTTAACAGGTGGAGCGGTAATGTCTGCTGGTCAAAAAACAGGAGCAAAAGGATTAGGTGCTTTAATTAAAGGCGGAAAAGCTTATGGCATTGGAGGGTTAACACCTTTCGCAAACGGCGGCATAGTTTCTGGACCAACGCCAGCGCTTGTTGGTGAATATACTGGTGCCAGAACTAATCCAGAAGTAATTGCGCCATTGTCTAAATTGCAAAATATGCTTGGCGGAAATGTTACCTTTACAATTAGCGGCGACAACTTAGTTGGTACGCTTAATCGAGCAAACAAAACAAGAGCGAGAAAATTCTAAACGATGGCATACGGTTTAAAATACACGATTCCTTTTAAAGACGTTGACAACTATTCCAATGTCGTAGAAATTTACCAAGACAACTTTGTTGGTTCGTCTACGGAATTAATTGCAACTGACGTTCCAGCGGTGCATACCTACGAGCGCGAGGATAATGAGGACATACTTTCGCCAATTATGTCAAGCACGTTAACAATTAGCTTTTATTCTACTGAAAACACAGATTTTTCAAATTTCTTTAGTTATTCTGACCGCGAGTTTTATGTGGTTTACGAATTTGAGGGTAATGTAGTATTTAAAGGCTATTTACTTAATGACATTGTAGGCGAGCCGTTTCAGGACCCGCCTTACCCAGTTGTATTGACTGCAACGGATGCACTTGCGCAACTTAAGGAAGTTGCTTTAACTGGTCCAAGCGTTGATACCGATTTAGGAACTTTGATATTTCAGCAGTTGAATAGCCTTGGTCTGGCTATGGATTTTGAGATTTGTAACGACCTATATGAGGGTCTGGTTATGGACAACACCAAATCTATTTTTAGCCAAGACGTTGACGAAAATTTATTGGTGCAAGCTGGCACCTTTGATGCTTTAGGTTTAAACGCCTTTGAGTTTTTAGCAGAAGTTTGCAAAACCTTTGGCTGGGTTTTATTCCAATCAAATGATAAATGGATTATTCAAAGACCAATTTCTAGGAATATATCCACGACCAAAATTTACCTATATGATTTCTTTACCGGTGAATTAACATCAACAACAAATAATCCAATGACATTGGAAAAAGTTGCTGACCAAACAAACGCCAACACGGACTGGATTCCAGTAGACCAAGACCAGCTTTTGCAGTACCAAAGACCGATTAAAAAGCTTACTGTTACGCAAGGAGACTTAGGCCAGTCAATCATTGCAAATGGGGAAAACTTTAATGAATCTAGCTGGTATTTAGAAGGCCCATATAAGCCAGTAGATTGGACAGTAACGCCTGACCCAGATAGCACACCAATACAAGTTTTTCCTAATAACATTCCATCGCAAGGAGGTTACGACGATGAGCAAGGAGTTTCTTGGGATATTCGATTTGAACCAAATAACGAGGAAACAGACCAGCCTATTATTTCTAAGCCAGTTTTTTTGGACTTTGCTGGTTTAAGTTTAGACTTAGAAATAGATATTAATTTTAAAAGTGGTTTAAATGGTTTAGCGATTGCAATTAAACACGTTGATTCTCTTGGGACTGCAAGGTATTTGCAAACAGCTATTATTGGAAGTTTTAAAATTTTAGATTGGTCTGAAACATATTACACTTTTGCTTTTTACTCAACTAGAGAAACCCAAACTAGGAAGTTTAAATTAGACTCTTTTGTACTGCCAACCGCTGGGTTTTTATCCGTTGAATTAAAATATATAAGTTTAAACTATATATTACCCGGAAATTCAGTTGTTACTAGTGCAAAGATTACTCCAACATTTGAAGGCGTAAGGAATCCAAGCGAAGTAAAAAAGATTTACGAGACCGCTAGAGCATATACCAGCCTTCGTGAGGACACTTTAAAATTTAGCGACCTTTGCATTACCGCGTCAAAAAACTGGCTTAAAATAGGGGAATTACCTGCCATTGTCTTTGTTGAAAAGTCTTTAGCAGCAACGCCAAACATTATTCAAGTTCCAAGTGGTGCAGTGACGCAAGTCAACAGATTGACTGACACCTTAGGCGCAAATAGTTTAAGTTTCTCAGGAGGCACAGTTACTGGAGCATACCAGCGGCAATTTGTTTCTGCAGCTGGCTTTACGATTGATTCTGTTTTTATACTTGTGAGTAGCTTATCCGGAAATCCTCCACCTCCAAGCGCCGAATTGAACGTGGCAGTTACAACAATTTCTAGCACGCAAAGAAATGTGACAATTACCTTTAACGGATATGACTACACAGGCGAGGCAAACGTGCAAATTCAGGTTTTTTTAAAGGATTCCAACGGAAATAATTACCAGACCTCCACGTTCCTTTTGCAAGTAAATGCCAATGGCTCGATAACCTACACGCAAACAAATTTATCGTTTGAAAACCAAGCGCTTTTGGGCGGTTATTCGCCTACTTTGCGCGATTGCTATGCCAGAAACGTTTTGACAATTTACAATGCTTTAAGCTATCGCCTAGAGGGTTCATTTAGACGAAAAGGCAATACCTTTGGTTATGCCGATTTATCAACCGAATTAGATTACATTGGTTACAGCACAGTCCGATTGCAAGTAATTGGCTGGGAGTACGACTTGGCAAGTCGCGTTGCAAGAATTACCTTTGGGCAAGTACCTACGGCATACGTTTATCCAATATCCTAATGGCGAATAAAAGATTTATAGACTTTCCGATTGCCACCACGGTTGGCGACAACGATATTATCCTAATTTGGCAAAGCGGCGCAAATAAGCAGACGACCAAGGCAACGATTTTAAGCGGCGTTCCAGATTCGTTAAACGATTTAACGGACGTTACAATTTCTGGATTAACAAATGGCCAGATTTTACGATACGATTCTGTTTCCGGGCAATGGGAAAATACCGACCAAGGCAACTTAGACCTAAACGACCTAAACGACGTTACGATAGTTTCGCCTACCAATGGACAGGTTCTGGTCTATAATTCGACAACAAGTAAATGGGAGAACTCCAGCGGCGGATATGTGCCTTACGTTGGCGCAGTTACAACCGTTAACCTTGGCGCGCAGACGATACAAGCTGGCTCTTTTGTCAAGCAAGGCGGAACTTCAAGCCAATTCTTAAAAGCTAATGGCTCGGTCGATTCTACGGCCTACGGGACTGGTAGCGTCACCTCGGTTGCGTTAACTATGCCGACCGCGTTTAGCGTTGCTGGCAGTCCAATTACAACGGCAGGAACGCTTGCGGTTACTGGTGCAGGTACCGTTGCTCAATACATCCGAGGCGATGGTTCTTTGGCTGACTTCCCAGAATCAAGCGGTGGCGGCTCCTCGGTTAGTTACTATTTAAACGGCTCGGTTGCCCAAGGTACTATCGGAGGAATTGCTTACAATGAATTAAGCAAGGTTCCGATTCTTGGCGCAGGTACCGACTTTACAATTAATGCCGACGGCTACATTGCTTCGTTTATTACCGATGCAGGAGACCCTAATTTGCTAGAGATTCCCGGAGGAAACTGGAACTTTGAAACTTATTTTAGTGCGTCAAGCGGTGGTGGTTCACCTACCTTCTATGTTGAACTTTACAAAGTAAATGCAGGCGGAACGGCTACTTTGATAGCTTCAAGTAGTTCTGCTCCAGAATTAATTGCGTTTGGCACCAACTTAACTCCTTATTTCTCTAGTCTTGCAGTTCCTACAACTACGCTTGCGTTGACAGATAGATTGGCGGTTCGTTACTATGTTACGCACAGCGGTAAAACGATTACGATGCACACGGAGAATAATCACCTATGCCAGATTATTACCACGTTCACGACAGGACTAACTGCGTTGAATGGATTGACTGCTCAGGTGCAGAACTTTGCCGTAGGAACCACAGGAACGGACTTTAACATTGCAAGTGCGGTATCTACGCATACGTTTAACCTGCCTACTGCTAGTGCTACGAATCGAGGTGCTTTGAGTAGTGCGGATTGGAGTATGTTTAACGCAAAGGAAAACGCAATAACCGCTGGCACAACTGCTCAATACTTTAGAGGCGATAAGACGTTTCAGACGCTTAACACGGCAGCGGTTCCAGAATTAACTAACCTTTATTACACAGACGCAAGGTCCCGTGCTGCGTTGTCCTTTGCCGCAGGTAGCGGAGCGTACAATACTAGCACAGGGGTAATAACAATCCCAACGAATAACAATCAGATTACCAACGGAGCAGGGTATATAACAAGCTCAGGAACAATAAGTGGGGCATCAGGTTCATTAACCGCTAGAGATAACAGAACAATAGCTCCAGACGAGGACTTTGCTGGCCAATTAAAATTTGGATTTACTTCTTGGGCAAATGATAATAGTTCACCTTATGCTGACTATTTGCATTTACGTTCCTACACTGATAGCAGCGGAGGCAATGATAATCTTGTAATGTTTTTAAAAAGTGCCATTGGAATGCGTATTTATCAGCAATCTTTTGGCTCAAGTACTGCATACTCATCTTTTAAAGACATTGCATTTACTGACGGTACTAACGCCACAGGTACTTGGGGAATAAACATTACAGGTAACGCATCTACTGCAAATACTTGGACTACTGCAAGAACAATAACGATAGGAAACACAGCTAAATCTGTTAATGGTAGCGCAAACGTAGCTTGGTCACTTGCTGAAATAGGAGCGCAAGCAGCTTTAACCAACCCAATTACAGGGACAGGTGCAAGTGGTCAAGTTGCCTACTTTAACGGAACTACATCAATTACAAGCGAATCAAATTTATTTTGGGATGCTACAAATGATAGGCTAGGAATTGGAAATATACTTCCATTAAAAAAATTACAAATATCTGCTGGTGACGAAGGTTTATTGCGTTTAGAAAGGACAGGAGCATCTGCTAGGCAATGGGATATAAATATAAAACCTGATTTTACTATTGGGGATAATACTGCTGCTTTAGATAGGTTTACTATTACTACTGCTGGAAATGTAGGAATTAATACAATTACTCCATCCGACTTTATAGACGGAGAAAGCGGAATGGCTATATTGCAATCAACAAATGGCCGAGCAGTTTTATCTTTAGTAGGCACTAGAACAGATGCAAATGAAGCTTTAGGTAGAATTTCATTTACAAATAGTAATTCCACAAATGCAGGAAGTAAAAGAGTTTCTTATATTTCTGGAGTTAGGGGAAGTAGCAATAATAGTGCATATTTAGAATTTGCAGTTGCTAATAATGCTTTAGGTAGTCCACAAATGATTTTAAGCCAATTAGGTAACCTTTTAGTTGGAGTTGCGAATCCATCATCCGACAACGGAGCAAGGTTGCAGGTTAGTGGAGAAGCTACGTTTAGCAGTACTGTTCGTTCTTTAGACCAAAATGCTTTTCAATTATTCCAATCAGGAAACCCAACAGATGCAAAAAATTGGTTTGTTCAGAATCTTACATCAACTGGTCAATTTAGAATTAGAGCTGCAAACGATGCAATTACAGATGGACAAAACGCTTTAGTTATTTCAAGAAGCGGAATTTCAATTACAACTGTAAGTTTTCCAAACGGCAACGTAGGGATTAACCAAGCCAATCCAAGTGGCAAATTAGAGGTCGTACCAGCAAGTGCTGGAGGAAACGAGGGTATTTTTGTAAATCAATTAGGTTCACATCAATCTACAATTAGATTTAAATCTGCACATGATTCAAATTCGGATTATAGAATAGGAGCTTCAATTTTAATTGGTTCTGCGTTTGAAATTTTTAGCGTTGCGGCTAATACTAGTAGATTAGTAGTTACTTCAGGCGGCAATGTTGGGATTAATCAACTCAGCCCCAATTCAAGATTGCAAGTTTCAGGCTCTCTGGCATTACCTCATGTTACAAAGTCTGCAAACTACACTTTAGACGCATCGGACTACACCGTTGGTTTTGATTGCGCAAGCAATAGGACCGCTAACTTACCAGATGCAACTACTTGCGCAGGTCGTATTTATGTTATATATCAATATAATACAGGAAATCTTGGTCAAAGATATGTTACTTTAGATGGTAATGGCTCTCAAACAATTGATGGATTAACAACTGTTAGTTTACAGTATTATTATGATTATAGTTCATTAATGATTCAATCAAATGGCTCTAATTGGATTATAATTGCAGATGCAACATATCCAGCTCCTGTATAAATAACTTTAACAAAAAATAATATATGAAAACAATCGAAGCGATTACAATCTGGAAAAACGGCCAAAGCCAAGAGGCTAATTTACTAAATGCCTACATTATCAACGACAACCTTGAGTCGTCTTGTACATTTTATTACCAGCTTTGCTCTAGCGGTGAGCAGCCCGATACAATCGGCCAATCGCTTGCAGATGGAAATGTAAGTATGTCAGGACAAGATTATTTAGACTGGGATGGCGATAATAACTATGCCTATACTTATATTGCACAGCAATTAAACTTAACACTTATATGAAAGTAAACTTAGCAGTTGCCGTTACAGACATCGAAGGCAACGAAATCCCAAACGAGAGAGGTGAACAAATGCTTCTTAGCAAGCTAGTTGGAAACGCTCTATTCACCGCTGAGGACAAAGATGACCCAATTCGAGTTTATGAGTTGGCCAAAAAAATCTACTACTCCGAAGGCGAGATTGAGATGACCAAAAGCGATGCTGACCTAATCAAGGAGAAGGTCAAGGCTAAAGGCTTTACTGTGCTTATTTTAGCACCGCTTTACGAGGCTTTGAGCGAAAAGTAATGGTAATGGTCAACTACCAGACTAAAATCAAATTAAAGGCTAAAATTTAGCCTTTTTTTTATTGCCTAAAATTGCGGTATTTTGATAAACGAAATGCAATTAATGAAATGAACCATATTCCACCATTTGAGCAAGTACTTGGCCTTGGCATTATCGGAACGCTTGCAAGCATCCTAGACATGAACGAGGCTTTAAAATTCTTAATTCTTATCATGACCTTTTGCGGTCTTGTTATCAAATTGTGGGAACAGATTAAAAAAAGCGAGCATTTTCTACCGGATTTAAAAAAAATTTGGGATAAGATTAAAAAATGAAAAAAGGTGCTACAAATTTAAAGCCAACTTCGTTTGGCAAGCGTAGAAATGGGGCCGCAAAAAAAGCCTTTTCTAAGTTCCAGCAAAAGCCAAAGAAATATCGTGGACAAGGACGTTAAATCTAATCGAATCCGCTTGGGTATCTGGGCGGCTTTTTTAATTGTGGTCGGCGGAATCGCTGCCTTCTTTCTGCCAGAGCATAGCGTAGGTTCGTTTTTTGACCTGCTAAAAACAATCGTCACCAGCCTACTCCTATAATGGAAGTAACTAAAATAGCACGAAACGTGCATACAATCGCCTTAACAAAGGACGAAAATAAATTAGCCTTACTTAGCGACGTTCACTGGGATAATCCTAAATGCGACCGAAAAATGTTAAAGGCGCATTTGGAGTACTGCAAAGAGAATCAAATACCGATTTTTATTAACGGCGATTTTTTCTGTTTGATGCAAGGAAAATACGACCCACGGCGAAACAAAAAGGATATTTTGCCAGAGCATAATAAGGCTAATTACATTGACGCAGTAATTGAGGACGCGGTTGAATACTGGAGTCCTTATGCGCATTTGCTAACTGTTATCGGCTACGGCAACCACGAGACGGCTATTATCAAAAACTTGGAGACCGACCCATTGCAACGATTTGTTGATTTGTTGAACTACACGAATAAAACAAACGTGCAGACAGGCGGTTACGGAGGCTGGTTGGTATTGAGGTATTCCTATTATGAAAGTACTATTTTAAGCAAAAATTTAAAGTATTTTCATGGCTCCGGAGGAGGTGGAATAGTTACCAAGGGCGCCATTAACTTGACCAGAGCGCTGGAAATGTACGAGAATATGGACGTTTTTGTTATGGGACATATTCACGAGAACGCAAGCCGTAACGACGTCCGGGAAACGATGGAATATAACACAGGAAAACGCATTTATGAATACCTGCACAAGCCGATTCACCTTGCCATTACCGGCAGCTATAAAGAGGAATACCAAGACGGCGCTTTTGGGTGGCACGTTGAACGAGGCGCGCCTGTTAAGCCAGTAGGCGGTCGAATCCTTTTGCTCAATGGTACCAGAGACCGGACAGACGGCAGGCAGAATTATGATTTATTAATTGACAGCTATAAATTTCCTTTATGAAACTTTCAACCAACTTTGATTTAAAAGAATTTGCAAGCGCCGACGGCAAAGACCCAAACGCCGAGGTATTGCGCAATCTAACCGAATTAGCTAAAAATTTGGAGGTCTTGCGAACGCATTTAAAAACGCCGATTCATATTACCAGCGGCTACCGGTCTAAAGAGCATAACGCAAAGATTGGCGGCGCGTTAAAGTCTTTTCACGTTCTGGGTATGGCGGCGGATATTCAAGTTAAAGGATTAAAGCCAGAGCAAGTTGCCAAGGCAATCGAGTTGCTAATTAAAGAAGGCAAAATGCAAGAAGGCGGATTAGGTATTTACAGAACTTGGGTGCATTACGACAACCGGGGTACAAAAGCGAGATGGACAAAATGAAAGCAACTTTAACATTCAACCTACCGGAGGAAAACCACGAGTATTTGAACGCATTACAAGGCGCGCAGTTAAAAAGTATTTTATGGGACGTTGACCAGTGGCTCCGGGCAAAAATGAAATATGAGGAATTAAGCGACGGACAATATGACGCGTTTAAGGAAACAAGAGACCACCTGCGCAGGTTATTAAATGACGAAAACATAGATTTAGAAAAATAATGCCGTTACCTAAACCAAATCCCGGAGAAAGCCAAAATGATTTTGTTGCTAGATGCGTTACTGACCCAGTAATGGAGCGAGAATTTCCGCGTCAAGACCAGCGCATTGTAGTTTGTTACGTTCAATTTAAAGACAAAAATGAGACAGTTACTGGACGACGAAAGGATTAGAATTGCCACAATTTCTTTTTTGATAGGCGTTGTTTTAACATTTGTTCTGTTTCCTAGACCAGAAACGGAGCAGGTCTATAAATTTACTACGAGGGTAAAAACTGACACAATTTACTCTCGAGTTGTTGACACGGTTTACATTTCTAAAAACAAGATAAAAACGCAAGTTTTAAGGGATACAATACTAATCGATTTTAAGCCACAAATTAGCCAGTTTAACGCGTCTTTTCCTTTTGAGCATGGAAGTACTAGCATAAGCGGCGAAGTCCTTGGAGAAGTGCTTAAAATGACCGCCACGAACGAGTTTAATTTACCAGTGGTAAATAATACGATAACCAACACAGAAACCAAGACAATTATCCAAAAGCCAAAGGGAATATACCTTGGTGGATTGGTTAGTTCCAAAATGGAACTTGGTGCTAAAGTTGCCTATCTGGACAACAAGTACTTGTTTGAATACCAATACCAGCCTTTCCAGAAAGTGCATCAAATAGGAATAAGTAAAAAGTTATTTTAAAAGTTAACACAATTTCCTTATTTGTAAACCTTTAGGTTTGTTTGTTACCTTTTTATATTTTTTTGTAACAAATCCACATACTACTCGGATTTTTTCCGATAAGGTTAAAGATATTTTACAAAAACATAGCAAAAGTTAATACAGGCCTTCTCTTATTTCCTCTTGCATCAATTTAATTAACTCCTGCTTTTCCTTGATTTCTCGCCATTTATGGGAGCCGTCCAGTTCGTCGTATTTACTGGCATCGATTGCATGAATCTTTAATAAAACAAGATAGCCAATCAGGTCATTAATTACGTCCTCGTCGTCCCGGTCAAGCGAGCCATTTTTAATTCGCTTTAGCTTGTCGTCAATCCGGACCAATAAGCCTTCCTCAGCGGACAACTTGCTAAATACACCAAGCGGCTCCAGCGCCGAGTTGCCGTATTTTTTGTTTTTGCTAATTAGCAGTTCCTTAATTTCAATTAAGATATTGGAAACTTGAATGTTAAATTCCATTGATTTGTAAAAATTCTTGCCACCAGATAATAAGTAAAGCAAACAGGATGGCCAAGCCAACCACAATAAACCAGCTTTTAAACTTTTTCATAAACTTGAAGGAATGAGGTAAACTTTTCGCCTTTAATGTACTGGCTAGTCCGGAACTTAGACCGACCTTTTTTAACCAGCAATCCGTCGGAGAACAAAATGTAAAATTCGTTTTCAGCAAATACTTCGTTGAAATCAAAATACTCATGCCACCAATCTGCTGGCTTGCGGTTCTCGTCAATTACGCGGCTGGCTTTTCCGTATCCGAAGGGATTTAAAATTTCAGATTCCTCCATCGTTTTATTTGCAAGTTATAAGCGAAAAAATGGGATTTGAGAAAAAACTTAAAATTTGTTGAAGGCTTATTGGTCCGG